CTGTCACTCTGCCGGGTTTCCTCGTCCGCCATTCGCACTCCGCCTCCCTGCTCAAACCCAGGCGCTCGGACATACGTACGAGCGCCCAGTTGAGGTGATCCCCTTTGCGCCCCCAGGCGGATCACCGACTGTGTCACACCGATCAGCGTGTGACCAGAGGGAATCAGCCAGTGACAGAAAGTCGTACTATTCGCCCGACTTATCGTCACTCTGCGTGCGCCTACGGGCAAAGGTTTCCGCGATTGCGGCGAACTGCCGGCGCTCTTCCTCGGTCATCTCCTCGGCGCGGGCCACGATCAGACGAGTCGTGAGGTCTCCACTCCATACGACGGAGGCGTCGGCGGCCGGGTCGTAGCCGAAGAACTGGATCGAGGCCGCCCTCTGCAACTCCTTCAAGGGGAGTCCGTAGCCGGCGGCGATGGCCTTGAGGCGGTGTTCCTTGGGCGGGTCGACGGGCTTGCCGAGTTCCACCTTGGAGAGCCAGCCGAACTTTGCCTGCTCGCCGCTGTCTGGGTCGATGCAGATCTTTTCCATGTCGCGCAGGCTCTTGCCGAGCTCGGCGCGCCGAGCCTTCAGCAGGTCGGCGAAGTCGGTCCGCTGCTCAGTCATGGCGTGCATTGTGCCCCTTCTCTGTCCCCGTAGTGACGCCCGATGTCTACGTTACGGTTTTTGATCACTGAGTAAATGCCAGGTCAGCGGACGCAACCGTTTGTGGCTCCGCACAGAGTGTCTACGGAAACGCCTCACGGCGCCATCCCTTCCGGATGTGATGACCGGATCCTGACTCGATGTGCGTTTTCGTAGACAGCACGTCTACGAGTGTGTACTGTCGTTCTTGTTCACGGAAACGCACACAGCGTCTACGGAGGTAGCCAGGTGCGGCCCCAACAGGAATACATGGTCCTCGTGAGCAGCGACCTGCTGGTCATGCTCATGGAGCGCACCGGAGACGGACGCGAAGTCAGCGTCCGAGAACTCGCCGACGCGGCCGGATGCCACCCCAGCAAGATCGACGCCCTGCGCAACGGGCGACGCAAGAAGTCCCTCTACGACGAGGCAACGGCAATTGCCAAACGGCTTGGAGTAGACCTCCTCGTCCTCTGGGCCCACACCGGCCGAACCGTCGAAGCCCCCGCCGAGCCCACACACATCGCCGCGGTGCCGGCATGACGGCCCCGTTCTCCTTCGAGAAGGCCCTGCGCACTATCGGCGAGGCCGGCCTGCGCGCGGCGGAGCGGAACGCGGCCGAGGCGCCGCCGATCAGCCCGGAGATTCGGGCGAAGGTCCGCGCGGTCGTCCTGTCGGCTCGGGTCTCACGCCCGCAGCGCGCGGCTGACGCCGCCTGATCCCACCCACGCCGAAGGGCCGCCCCCTTAGCCCGGATGACGGCCCCCGACTCGGCGTCAACCCCACTCATCACAGAAAGCGAGGCGTTCGCCTTGAACGCATCATCTCAGACCCAGACCGACCAGATCATGGCCGCCTTGTCGGTGGCGGAGAAGCTGGCAGCCGCGTCGCCCGTCGCCCCGACGAGCTTGCAGATCAGCAGCAACAGCTTCGACGCCGAGCCGGGGTGCTACGTCCGGCCGATCGGTGTGGAGCTGTACTTCCACCTCTCCGTGGACAAGGTCGGCGAGTTCGCCGGGGCCTTCGGTGCGGACGTGCGGGAGCGTCCGCGTGAGGGTGAGTGGTCGCTCTTCACGTACGCGGATGGCTTGTTGGACGGGGTTCCGTTCCGGGCGTGGACGCTGACGAACGAGCCGGTTGCGCAGGTGGCGGCATGAGTGAGTCGATTACGAATCTGTCGGATGCGGTGGCCGCGTTGGGTGCGCTGCCGATGCCGGTCGGGCCGCAGATGCCGGACTTCCCGCCGCCGCCCGAGACCGAGGTGGAGAAGCTCCGCGCCGAGAGGGCGCGCCTGCAAGCTCTCCTCGCTGAGGCAGTCGCCGATGTGCACCGGGCTCGCCGTGAGCGGGACGAGATGCGGGAGCGGGTGTCGGAGCCGTACGGCTGCACCCACTGCGGCATCACGAAGCGGTCGCACGGTCGTCGATGGACGACGGGCGTGGGGTCCCACGCGTGGACCGCGCCGTCGGAGGACCAGATCGTGGAGCGGATGAAGGCCCGGCGCACGGTGCGCCTGGCGGCTCGTGCGCACCAGTTGGGGCGGCTGCGGGCTCAGGTTGAGGCGCTGCTTGTGGAGCGGCACTCGACGAACGAGGCGCTCGACGACGCGGTGCAGGCCCTCCGGGCGAAGCAGTCGTCGGACAGCTCGTACTCGACCGCGCTGCCGTGGGCGGCGCTCATGGACGACGAGGATCTGGCTGAGTTCCTCGACGAGTTGGCGGATGCTGCGACGACGAACGTGGACGCGGTGACGCGGCTGGCTGAGGTTGAGCGGGCGTGTGGCACGTGGCGTCTGATTGCTGAGGCGCAGCACGGGCACAACACGGCGCCGGGCCCGGATGCGATGACGCGGGTGTTCGTGCCGGTGGCGTCGTTGCGTGAGCCGGAGGGCGAGTTCTACGGGGTCGTGCACCACGACTACAAGGTGGGCCACGACCTGCCCGAGACGGGCGGTGCATCGTGACCGCCGCTACATGGCCGTTCGGTACGGACGCCAAGCAAGACGACCCGCTGACCGCTCTGCGGATCCCGGTCGTCGACAGCTTCAACCCCAACTGGAAGTACGTGGCCGCGTACATCGACGTGGACACCACGCCCTACAGCTGGGGCAGCAACGAACGGCCCACCGATGCCGAGGCCGCGATGCTCGCCTCGTTCATCGAGGAGTACAAGCACCACTGGTTCAACGACTGGTACAAGGCGAAGCTTCTGGAGCGTCCGCTCGACGTCGACTCCGGCTGCAACACCACGGTGTTCATCAAGTACGGCGCCAACGACTGGGGCTACCGCCGGTGCTCGTGGACATACGGGCCGCTGTTCGTGCCTGTCGGCCCCAACCTGCGGGGCGGCGACCACGACCGTAGCAAGCCGTCCGGGCCGCTCTCGCTGGAGCAGGTCATGGATCGCAGTCACACGATCGTCGACGATGCCATGCCGCACTGGTTGCAGTGGAAGGCGGACCACCCCGCGATCTTCGGGGGCGCCCAATGAGTGGCCTGTCTGTCGGCGAGTGGTTCTTCCTCGCGCTCGGTACCGCAGGGTTCGCGCGTTTCGGCTGGTGTCTGGTCTGGCTGATCGGCACGGAGGCTCCGATGCCCGCCCCGGTGGAGCGCGCTCTGGACGCGGTCGTCGGGTTCGTGTTCGCCGCTGCTGCGGCTGTTCGCAGGCAGGCCCTCACCGCTGCCGCGCTCCTTGCTCTTCTCCTCCCCACCAGCCCGGAAGGGGCCCGGTCATGAGTCATTCCAGCAAGCCGCCGTTGTCGTTCGAGACGGGCGCCAACCATCTGCACGGCGTCCTGCGCGTCGACCAGATCCGCACCGACACCTTCACCCAGCTTGTGCAGCACTGGGGTGACCCGCAGTCCCGTGACGACGTCATCGACGCCCTCGACGAGCTGGCCGCCATCGTCTGCGGCGTGGCCCGTGAGGGCGAGTTGGACGCGGCGGTGGAGCAGGTTGAGGACGTGGCGGGGATGGATACCGCGCACGTCGAGGTGGATGCGTTCGACGTTCGCCGCCTCCTCGCCGAACTCACGGCGGTCGAGCGGGTCACCAGCCGGTTCCGGAAGGGCGCGTCGGAGATCAAGCATCCGGTGATGCGGGCGACCCGCCAGCACTTCGCCGTGAACCCGCTGCCCGAGCAGCGCCAGATCGGCGGTGCGGCATGAGCGAGTACCCCGAGATCGCGGCTCGCTTCGCCCGTCACGCGATGACCGTGTTGCACGAGGACGGGCTGTACCGGCACCTGCGGTTCGAGGGCGACGCGGAGTCTCCGCTCGGCCGCTACCCGAGCTACCCGTTCGAGCTGATCACGTGGCCGTACAACCTCGTCGTCAAGGCCGGGTGGGTCTTCCACTTCGACATCGACGCCACCCCGGACATGTTCGTCCTGTTCCGGAAGACCGCGCTGACCGGGCAGATCAACCCCGGTTACTGGTCGGAGAAGGTCCGCGCCGGGCGCGACGAGGTCGACGGCTTCGACCTGGAGCTGTTCGAGCAGCAGGTCAAGCGGTACGTCGTCCACTCCATCCGTGAGGGCGACGCCCCGCGCGGCATTGGTGCTGAGGTCACCCGCGAGATCTTCGAGCTCGGTGACATCAGCCATGAGGCGGGCGCCCGTGAGGCGCTGTCGGACTTCCGCTACGAGGGCTGGGACTTCGGTGACCTGCCGGAGTGGGACTTCACCGACTACACGCCGGGCTTCCTGCACTGCTGCTACGCGATCCGCCAGGGCATCGACGTGTGGGACGCCGCCCGGAAGGCGGTGGCGGCATGAACGCCCGCGAAGTCCTCGAAGGGATGATCCGCATCGAGCGGGGCGACATGACCGTCCACTCGCCGGTGGAGGTCCAGGCTCGTCTCGACGCCTACCGCGCCGAGGTTCTCGCCGAGGCCGACCTGCTGCCCAAGGCGCACGTCGTGGCCTGGCTGACGAAGAAGGCCCGCGAGGACACGCCGGTGTGGCAGCTCGCGTCGAAGGTCGATCGGGGCGCGGTCCGCCCGGACAACCTGCGGATGCTGCCCGCCACGTTCTTCGAGGCTGGCCACACCTACACCGATGGCACGGGCTACAGCGCGCCTGAGGTCACCACCGTGTTCCGTGTCGAGCACGTCACTCGCCATCCCGACCGGGGCCACCTTCGCGCCATCGGCTGGTCCCGCTCGGGTGAGCCTGGCGCGAGCTGGCACGGCGACTTCCGGGACGAGGGCGAGTTCGACGGCTGGACCGACGTCACCGAGTCCGCCGAGTGACCGCCCGCCTGGTTTGGGCCGCCGCGCATTGGGCGGCCGTCACCCTCATCGCCCTCTGCGCCACCGAGGCAACCCCGGTCGACGGCTGGCATGCCAGCACGGTCACCGCTGTCGGAGTCGGCCTCATCGGATACGCCACCGCACCACACCCGAACGGAGCCCAACGATGACGACCGTCACGTCCGCCGGCCCCACCGGGCGCCTCGCCTACCTCCTCGACGCCATCCGCGTACAAGGCGGGCGCTGGACCACCAGCAAGGCATTCAACGCCTACCGCAGCCTGCCGCAACTCGCCGCGATGGGCCCGGGCCAGATCCGCATCGCCGCCCGCGGCGACCTCCGCGACCTCGCCGCGTGGGGCTGGCTCACCGCCCACGACGACGCCGGTCGCCGCGAGTACAGCCTCAACACCCGAAAGGACCACCAGTGACCCGCCTGACCGAACAGCAGGTTGGCTTCCTGCTGCAGCCCATCGCCAGCAACCGCGTCCGCAACCTGCGGGGCATGTCCCACCTCGAAGCGTGGGACGTCCGCCGCCAACTGATCCGCATCTTCGGCTTCGAGGGGTTCACTGTCGAAACCCTCTCCCTGGAACTCGTCGCCGAGCGGGAGACGAAGCAAGGCGACCGGTCCCGATGGACGATCGTCTACCGGGCCCAGGTCAGGCTCACGATCAAGACCGTCGACGGCACACCGATCGCTGTCTTCGAGGACGCTGCAGCCGGTGACGCGGTCAACCAGCCGTCGATCGGAGACGCGCACGACCTCGCCATGAAGACCGCCCTGTCGCAGGCACTCAAGCGGTGCGCGGTCAACCTCGGCGACCAGTTCGGGCTGTCGCTCTACAACGACGGCTCACAAAACGCGGTAGTCATGCGGTCACTGGCGTACATGGGCGAGCCCGTGAAGGAGTCGGAGGACG